TAGCGAACTTCGCCTGGCGGCTTTCGCGGTGGCATTCTTCGCAATAGCCATTAGTGCTATGAATGGGGTGCTCGTCAGGTTTGTTTTTGCACTTGCGATGAGTGGCACCGCACCAACGAGCCTGATGCTCGTCACTGCCCCAGAAACGACCTTGGCGGTCTACCCAACCAGTTACAGTCTGGATGCTGGCCGCTTCATCGCTGTCCATCATCACGATTTTTTCAGTTTTCATATTCATTGTTCGGCTCCAAACCGCCCGTTAAGGCGGCCAGTTTTGACGACGAACTCCAGGAGGCTAACTCCCAGAGCTTCAATTTTCTTGTGATGCTTGTTGATGATGGGAGGCACCGTTTCGTTCCAGTTAGGCTTTGGCTTCTTGCGCATGGCCTGCTGGATTTCTTCGGTGCAGCGTCGGCAGGCGGCGCGGATGGCGTTTTCATTTGCTGGCGTCATGCGGCCTCCCGGCGGGCGAGAAGTTTTGCCCCGAAAGCCATCAGCTCGTCCCGGTCCACAATTGCGAAGTGGCAGTGTGTACGCGGGTACGGTCGCCAGATGATGAGCATCGACCCTTTGTTGTTGCCGCTTACCGGCTTACCGGTGACAGGATTGATAAATGCCAGCCGCCCGGCGGTGATAAAGCGAACCTCACTGGCGGTCTGGATAGCTTCCTTAAACCAGCCAACCGATGTGTCTGCCGGAACCAGCATGACCGTGCCGATCTGATTGGCGCTTTCAGCTGCGGCCTTTTTAACGAATGGTGTGATGTCGCTATATGGTGGATTGAGCCAGACGTAGCCAGGTACATTCAGATAATCAGCCCAGGGAGTCTCCAGTGTATTCTGTTCGGCGGTGATGAACTTCCGGCACAGTGCGTTATGAGGCGCCGCGGCGGCATCCAGCTGGAAGTAGAACTCAGCATCAAGGGAGGCGAAGAGGGCTGGTGGAGTGCGCCAGAGGTCGCGCTGATCTGCTGGCGTGTTGCTGCCGGTGTAATCAGTCATGCCGCCTCCTGCCTTTCCCGATATTCCTCAGCGAGCCGCTGCGCCTTTAATGGATTGCTGACCACTTCACCCCATGGCATTAACCAGCCGTTACCAATGAAGGGAAGGCGCAGTGTGCCAACCCTGATGTCGTCGTGAGCGTGAGTCATAGGATGGACTCCATTTCGTCGATGTAGAGGCCCTGAGCAATCAGGCGGCGACGGCGGGCGGCACGTTCAATGCATTCCTGCCGTCTGCCTTCTTGCGACTGCTGTATTGCGCGCCGGGTGAAGAGGCGCGATTTACCCTGTGGTGTAATAACCTTAGGCTTCGTGACCAGGTCGAATGTCCGGTCGCAGATACCGTCCTCGTTGAGCCATTTTTCCGACTCAACGATCTGCGCTATCTGTCCGGAGCCGCGGGTGATGCCGTTGGCGACCCGGTTAAACTCAATCAGCGTTACGCCAAACTTCTCGGCGATTTCGCTGCCGGTTACCGGGCGGCCGCGCGTCTGAATCATCCAGATTACGCGCTCATGGAGGCCGGAGAATTGTCCGGTTCGCCCGGGCCTGCGGTAGAAGGGTGTGCGTTTCATTTCCACTGCTCCCCGAACGTAAAGCCTATTTCCGCCAGCGCCTCGTCCATTTTCTCGATGAACTCCGGCACCATTTCGTTGAAGTCGGACATGTACTGCGGATCCCGTTCAACGACGACGTGGTGAATGCCTTCGCGCTTCATGCGCGGGTCGTAGTTGGCAAAGAACCAGGCTTCTTTCCCGGTCACCCACATGCTGTACTGCACTTGGGCCATGTACGCAGACTTGATGGCTTCGAAACCGCCAAGGCGGAATTTCATGAAGTCGCGAGAGGTGAAAGGGCATTTAAGCTCAAGGCCGAATCCGTTACTGCACAGGCCGTCAGGGGAGCACGCAGTGCGCATGCTCTCGTCACGGAACAGGATCGGAGACTCCGTGACTTTCACGTCGGTGGTGAACTCGAAGAGAGTGCGGGCGTCTTCCTCATACTGCTTCCCCCAGGCCAGCGCCTTGGCGTTAACCTCTGGCGCCACGCCGGTGCATACCTCGGCGAGTAGAGTGTGGAAGTAGGACATCTTCATTTCTGTCCACTTCTTCCCCGATCTTGGCTTGGCTATGACGTTATGCACTTCAGAGGCGGTGATAACGCCGAGGCGCAGCCGGTGCCATGCCTCGTCGCCTTGCTGGATAGTGGTTACGTCAATACCGGTCCGGGCAAGGATAATTTCTGGTGTCATGCTGCCGCCTTAGCCCTTTTCTGAAGGAAGCCAAACCCTTTCTGCGCCTCTTCTTCAGTGAGTTCTGACGCCTCAAGAATTTGCCGTTTGAAGATGTCGCTGCACAGTGGGAGGAAGTCTTTCTCCCAGTCTTTATCCAGGGTCGTTAAGAGATCAGTTATCGCCTGAAGCGTTTCTTCGCTTGCTGCTGGTGGAAGAGCTTCTGTGGTGCTGCGCGGAGTGACGTCACGGATATCAACGTCCAGTGATTTGCCTTCCATTTCTTCGGCGGTAGGCTGCTGTCCAATCTCAGGCCATGCCTTACGCAACGCCTGGGCTTCCGCGCATTTCGCCAACTGTCCGTATGGACGCTTTTTCCACATCGCGTTCGGCGCCGTGGTGTCGCGGCCGCCGGTGGCGTAGTTTTCAATCCAGTATTCTTTGGCGCTGAACTCGACGATCTCTCCGCTAGGCATGCGCTTGTAGACGGTGTATTTGCACCACTGAGGGAAGGTTACCTCGACACCAGAAAGCGTCTGCGTCGTGTCTGGACCGAACTCTGGTTCGCGGGCGCCGGCATAATCGCCGGAACGGTCTGCCTGAATACGGTAAAGCCCGATTCCCGGCATGACCACGTCGCGCCATTCGCTTTTACCCGTTCTTGAGTCTTTGACGCTCATCGGCACCAAGTGGACAGGCTTCAGTAGTGGATCCAGTTGGCGGGCACGGCAGTAATCGAGCGCCATCATTACCGATTCGTCTTTGGCGCCAGGGTAGATACTGTTCTTCAGCGCGCTCCAGGTAGCGACGTCGATACCTTTTTCCGCCAGCGCACTCGCCGTGATTGTTAATTCGTTTGCCATCGTTAATCCCCTCAAAATTAAAACGGGCAGCCGGTACGGTGTTCCCAGTCGTATTCCGCCTGGGCGTAAGCAACTGCCGAAATGAAATCGTTGTAGGCCTCGCCAGCTTTATCGCTGCGAAGTCCTTCGTATGGACTGGAGTCAATCGGGATCGTGAAGTGGAAGAGGCCGGACGGCTCATTTGGCATCATGTCGATGATTTGCTGTGCCCTGTCGTCGATCCACTTCTCCTTCTCGTCGGTGAGCTGCTGCTCAACCCAGCGCCGTTCTTCGATTCGGTCGTAAGTGAGGTATGCGTTCATGGCTGAACTCCTGAAATTTGGATGTGCAGATCCCGCCCGCAGAAGCCAGGCCGATCGGTTGAATAGGGTGGTTAGTGCTGGATAGGGTTGCCGTGACCGTCCAGAAGGACGTCAATCACGCAGTCACTGAGGCGGATGATTTCTGCATCGGTGTGCAGGTACACCCATTTGCGCTCCTGAATGACTGCTGAGACGCGATAAGTTCGGCCTTCATGCATTGCCATCATGCCAGGAGTGACGCACTGGCGAATGAGCGGGGTGGTGCCGTAGTGGTGCATCATACCTTCACCTCAACCTGTTTCAGGAGTCCAGCCAGCTTCATGTGCCAGCGGTTCAGCACCAGCTTTTCACGTGGTGCCGATACCGACGTCAGCTGCCACTCGTTATCGTTGAGCTTTTTGGCGGTGTACTGCTTGCCGTTGTGGGTGACTGTCATGATGCCTCCCTGGCGCGGAGCATGGCGTCGGCAATGTGATACGCATCTTCGGCTAATTCTTTGTATTGTGGTGATTCCGGGCCGCCACCAAACGAATGGCCGTCCCATCTGCGCACAATGGATGCCATAGCCTTAGCCGCGAAGTAGTCACGCATGGTTATTCCACGACCACCAAAATCATCGCTGTCCCATGAGTTAATTTCAGGAGTACATACTCCTGATTGTGGAAACGCAGGGCCTCCAGTTTTATTGCTCATAAATCCTCTTGGCCTTATCGCGGCGAACGGAACGGTTAATACAAGACTTCAACGCATTTATTCAGTGTTTCAATGGGCGGTGGATGGCCGCCGGTTGTCATAACTAACCGCACTCATAGAGAACGGTGAGGTATGAAAAAAGCCGCTGGTTAGGCGGCCTTGATGGTGATGTCATCTGAATCGAGCATTCCTGAAACGTCTACATGGGTTATCTTTATGCCCTCGCTGCCGTCCATTGGAGGCCAACCTTCAACCCCTTCACCCTTCGACCAGTCGAACTCACTAACAACTCCGTAGGTGTTGTAGTTTTGACTCAGTGCAATGAGCAGAGCCTCCTTTGCCAGCATTACCAGCACCGCATTCAAAACTGATCCCTGGCGCTCCAGCCGGTAATCGGCGTTCGACCAGAAATTGTTAATCTCATGCAACTTTTCATCGGTCATTACGTCGTGGTCTATCTCAACCGTTAGCTCCGCCTTCCAGTCATAGTCGACTGTGTATTTTCTAACGCTCCCCATCGCCTTACCCTCTGTCGTTACCCGCTGATGCGGGAGAAATGTTTTGGTGGTGAGTTGCCAGCATTACGACTGCCACTACGTGGGAGTATCCGGCCGCCTTCGCGTCATCCTAAAACTCACCCCAAAACATTCCAGTTACGCACCATTGCCGCTCTCCCTGAGCCCGCCGGGCGTCCGACGCATGGTTTACTGTCGCGCCGTTCGACTGACCGAATCTCCACTTCGCCGCTGGCTAACTTCGCTCAGCTGTCGATGTTTCGTTTCGATGGGTGGATAATCACATATTGTGTTTTATTGGTCAACACGAATTGTGATTAATGATGACAACAAAGCGTGTTGTTGCTGATTTGAAATGGAATTTATTTTTTTAAATACCAGTGCTACGCTTAAAAAAACAGCAGGAGGGATGTGCATGGTTCTGGATGAAGAGCGTATAAGCATGAAAATTCAGGCGATGGGGCGGGCGGTGATGGAATTGTCACTGGCTGATTTACCCATGACCCAGCAAAACATCATCGACAAGCTGAAGCAGTACCGGAAGGAAACAGGAAACGTGATAGGAAATGGCGTGAACAGGGATGCGGCGGAGTTGGTGAGGAAAGGGCAATAAAAAAGCCCGCACGGGCGGGCAGGTAGTGTTGCGATAGTTATTGTTATCAGCTTCAGGCTGGATAGTTATCGGCAGAATGGGGGATAGCTTTATGGGTGGGCAATAAAAAACCCGGCACGGTGGCCGGGCTTAATAGACTAACGCTTATTCCTTTGGTGCTTCTTTGCTGCATCAACTTGGGTGCTTCCATATTCGCGCTTGCCGCTATTACTCTTACCCCTGGCCTTCCCTTTTTTGCGGTCTTCCCACCATTCAGGGGCTGGGTTGGGCTCAGCATGCAAAGCGTCGGCAAGGCCTGATATCAAACTATATGACTGGACCCCATCAATGTGTTCCGACAAAGAAGGCGTAACATTCTGCCTGAGTGGATCGAGAATGAAGTCAATCCCTTTAATCCTGGCGTGTTTAGCTGCGGGTACAAAATCTGAATCGCCAGCGACTAGTACAATAACATCAACAAGTTTTTCATAAGCCAGAGTGGTTATGTCCATTCCAAGCTTGATGTCCACCTGTTTTTGCTTAATGTCATAGTAAAAGTCATCATTAGTCAGTTGATCCCATTTCTTCGTCCCTTTCATAAGCGCGTCAAGGGAGAAAGTTGTCAACTGCCAGCGCTTATTATCAACGAGATGACCAAGCCTTAAGGCTGTTTTCCGAGTTTTTCTTAATTCTTCATGCAGCTCGGTTCTCAAAATATAAGATTTCTCAAGCTTAAAGTTTTTGCGGCCAGACGTCTTGTTTCCCGGGTCTGGAAGCGGGAGGCGGGTTTGAATGTCTAAAGGTGGGCAGTCATAAAAGTAAATTCTATAAAGTTCAAGAGGATCTCTCCGTTCTTGAGATTGCCGCTTTCCGTTTAAATGGGAAAGAACCATAGACCATATGACTTTCATGATGCACTGCGCTGTAAGCTCATGTTCAGCAAAGTGCTTACGATGCGTCGAGTGCACCCTTTGCATGAAAAATCCTGCATCAATTAAAATTGCTGCCTTCTTCATAAAAATCCCAAAAAAAATAGCCCAGAGCCGTTATGCAGATATTAACAATTGTCTGCGAACGGGGCTGGGCTTGGTTTGATAAATCTATGCCAAGTTAACTAGGCCGTCAACACAAAATTGTATATTTTACTATTGTCAACCATAGAGGGATGACCATCTACCTACTATACGCCGACCAGAGCACCTTGCCGATCAGACCAGCCGCATCTTCGTCTCTACAGCAACACCGATAATTCGACAGTTACCATTCACCGCTACCAATGGCCACTGTGGATTTAAACCCTTCAGGTACTTCTGCGCACCGTCGATCACTAACTTCTTAAATGTTGCCTCGTTCGAATCGGATAGCTTTGCTATTACCAGACTGCCGTTGATTGCCTCGCGCCCAGTATCGAAGAGGACAAAGGTTCCTTCTGGGATGCTAAGACCCGCCGGTGCTGTCATTGAGTCACCATCAACCTGCAGCCAGAACGCCTCCCCCTGAATGTGAGCATCTGATTCAAGCCAAAGGTCGATATCTTTAAGGGTGTACGGCTCAACAGCTTCGCACCATGCTCCTGCCTGCACCTTGCTTATAACTGGGTATTTATCACCTGGCTTGTAAGGGCCTTTGTAGTCATCGCCAAAAAGCAGCTCGGCAGGCGCAACCCCCAGCGCCTTAGCTATTACAGTTGCATCATCAACGCTAACGCTCCTGGTGCCTGATTCGTAATTCCCTATGCGTGACTGCGAGGCCCACCCGCAAAGCTCTGCGAGAGCCTTTTGTGACAGCCCTTTATCTTCGCGAAGTCGCTTAATGCGGCCCGCTATATCTTCGATTCTATTCATTCTCATTTTGTATCACGCGCCGTGTTAAAAAGCTTTACACGAATTGTGTTGATTAATAATCACGAATTGTGTTTAATGATGCTGAGTGACCATTCTTGAAAGGATCAGCATGAACAATATCGCCAACGAACGTAAGAAGCTTGGCATCACTCAATCAGAGTTAGCAGGTTCGTGCGGCTGGAACCAGTCCCGCCTTGCTAACTATGAAGCTGGCATACGAGCACCAGACCTGGATTCGTGCCGCCGCCTGGTTGACGCGATGAATAAGCTGGGGAGCAATACATCTCTCGATGCGTTGTTCCCACCAAAAAATAATGCCGCCTGATTGGCGGCCCTAACCACGAAAGGGAAAGCAATGCATTCACTTGCGTATCAACAGAGTACCGGACTTGAACAACGTCCGTTGATTTCGATTTATCAAAGTGTTCCGCGTAATAACCGTAAGCTAACTCGAATACGGGAGGCAGTTAAGGCCTGGCAAAAAGCTACGCCGGGCCAGTCTCAGGTTCACATTTCTCAGCTGGTTGCGAAAGAGTGGCTGGCGCGCGGCGGGAAGGGGTTGTTACTGGCAGGTTCTGAACACAACACGAAGCAGAACTTCTTCCGGATGATTAACGATCCGGGCCCGAAGAACGACAAGGGGTTGATGCTACTGATCCCCGTCATTATCGACGTGATGGCGCGGGATAACGAGAAAGTGGCGAGAGAGTTCGGTCTGGTCGCAAAGACTGAGGCCGAACTGATAGCCGAGGCCATGAAAGAGTGCACTGAAGCGCATCAGGCGAAGTTACTTGGTCAGCCGATACAACGCCTTGAGAAAGAGGTGAGAGAAGCTGCTGAAGCACTGCTGCGCTTCCTGCCAACTGAATCAATCGCTGCGGTGGTGACAAGTCTGGCCGCTATGGCGCCGGGAGTTATGTGATGGGAAGTATCAAAAATGGCGAAAGCCAGTCTGCGCGAACAGAACTGGCCTTCAAATGCAAATCGTGTGCACTCATTGCAGGAGGAATAATGGCAAAAAATCCACGCTATTACCATACCGCTGTACATAAAAACATAACCCGCGACCGCTTCATCCGCTCGGTTAACCCGATTGTGGCAGAGAAGATGCGCGCCATTCTTGAAGAACTGAAACGTAAGGAGAGTGGCCGTGGGTAACGTATCCAATTTAGCCGAAGCCAGAGAGGCCAGAAGGCTCCAGAAACCGCGCACGAATGACGGTAAGGGGTTTGCCTTGCTGCACCGTAAAATTATGGATGTGCCGTTCTACAAGGACGCTGAGGCGGCTCATTTATGGGTTCACCTGCTCCTGCGCGCTAATCACGAACAGACACTGGTATCGACTGATGTCGGCGATGTGATCTGCGAACGCGGAGAGTTCATTACCGGGCGAAACACGCTGGCAATGGAAACGGGTTTGACCGCTGATCGCGTTAAATCACTGCTCCGTAAATTCCAGAATCTGGGCATGATCACCACCAAATCAAACAACCGTTTTACTGTTCTAAAAGTGGTCAAATATGACGAATATCAGTCAAATTTTTGTCCAGCCGATGTCCAGCCGGTGTCCAGCCCAAACGCAGTAGTACCAATGCCTGTGGAGGTGGAGTGTCCAGCCGATGTCCAGCCAGTGTCCACAGATAACAATATATTAAATAACTTACTACCTAACGGTAGTAAGTATGTCGCAAATGACCAGAAACCCGCTGAAGAGAAAAAGTCCCGTTTGTCATGCGATGAAGTATGGCAATGCCTGAAAGACGAACTGCCTGAAGCCCGGGGATGGAGATGCCTTACTGATGAGCGACGCAATCTGATCCGCACCTTCTGGGGTAAGGCTAACAAGATTGCCCGCAACCTGGACGGCAAGCCGATGGATATGGACGGTTTCAGAAGCTATCTGCGCTACATCGCTCAGAACTGCCGCTGGATGCTTGAAGACCGACCAGACCAGAAATCCGGGAAGACCTGGCGCCGCATGAAATTCGATAAGTTCCTGACCGAAAAGCTCTACATCGAAGTGCGCGAGGGGGATCGTGATGACCGCTGATTTCATGGCTGTACCACAAAACCTCGAGGCAGAGCAGAGCGTTATCGGTGGCCTGCTGCTGGACGATGACAACAGCGAGCGAGTCCAGAAGGTTCTGGCGATGCTCAAGCCTGAGTCGTTCTACAGCCGACCTCACCAGCTGATCTTTGCCGAGATGCGCCAGATGTTCCGCGACAACAAGCCAGTCGATGGTCTGACATTGTTCGACGCGCTTGAAGGCAAAGGGCTCGCTGAGCAGGTTGGTGGCTTTGCTTACCTTGCGGAGATCGCCAAGAACACTCCCAGCGCTGCAAACATCGTAGCTTACGCAGCATCAGTCCGGGAATCCGCAATGGAGCGCTACGGTATCAACCGCCTGACCGAAGCTACTGAGCTGCTGTATTCCCGTAACGGCATGAGCGCTACGCAGAAGTACGAGGCCATTCAGGGTATTTTCACCCAGCTCGCAGACCATTCAAAAACCGGCAGCCGCCGAGGGTTGAGATCGTTTGGCGAGGTTATGGATGACTGGGTAGCAGATCTGGAGAAACGCTTTGACCCTTCAGGCGAACAACGCGGCATGAGTACCGGTATACCGTCACTCGACCGAATGCTAGCGCCGAAAGGTCTGGTTAAAGGCTCTCTGTTCGTGATTGGCGCAAGGCCAAAGATGGGCAAGACAACCCTGTACGGGCAGATGGCGATCAACTGCGCAGTTCGTGAGAAAAAGCCAGCGCTGATGTTCAGCCTGGAAATGCCAGGCGACCAGATCCTCGAGAAACTGGTTGGTCAGAAGTCCGGCATTAATCCGAGTATTTTTTACATGCCCGCCACGGATGACGCCGATGACCAGTACCAGGGCGACTACGACGGCGACTTTAAGAAGGCGATCGCCACAGCCGGGAGACTGAGTGAAATCGACATGCTGTACATCGACGACACTCCTGGCTTGTCACTGGCGCATATCGTTACCGAAAGCCGCCGAATCAAACGCGAGAAGGGCTGCGTAGGCATGATTCTTGTTGACTACCTGACGCTGATGACCGCCGAAAAGGCCGACCGTAATGACCTGGCCTACGGGATGATCACCAAAGGTCTGAAGAACCTCGCCAAAGAGCTTGGCTGCGTCGTCGTGCTGCTGACCCAGCTCAACCGCGAACTGGAGAAGCGAGTGAATAAACGCCCGTTGCCGAGCGATTCCCGCGACACAGGGCAGATTGAGCAGGACTGCGACTACTGGGTTGGTATCCACCGGGAAGGTGCTTTCGATGACAGCGTGCCGCCGGGAGAAACCGAGTTAATACTGCGACTCAACCGCCACGGCAGTACCGGAACGGTTTATTGCAATCAGAACAACGGGGCAATTTACGACACAGACCAGCAGGCCGCCGCCGCAGAACGCCGCGGGCGCGAGCAGCAGCCGAAAAAGAAAGGGGGGTTCTGATGACCATAACAATCCGTGGGCAGATTCTTGCAGCCCTGCGTAATAACCCGGGCCTGAACAGTGCTCGTATTGCCACCATGATCGGCATGACCACCAAAAAGATTTCCGGCCCGTTAAGCACGTTGTTTGCAGACGGCCTGATCGAGTTCGAAGGTAAGCACGGCCAGCGGCTGTATCGGCTGACCAGTTACGGCATGAAATACGCACCAGAAACAATCCCGGCTATGCCGAAGGGAAATTCGAAGCTGGTGCAGCGTACAGAGACGAACGTGATCTGCCAGGAGTGCCGCAACAGTCCGGCGATGAGAAGGGTATTGATGGTTTGGGGGAGGGTAGGGGTATGAACGTGAAACGTTATGAGTGGGTGGCCTGTGATGAGCATGCGTGCCATTGCGACGTGGTAGAGAGTGCTGAAGGCGATATGGTTGATTACGAAGACTACGCCGCACTTGAAGCCAGATGCGCGGCTCTGGCTGCGGAGAATGTGGGGCTGAAGTCAGCGATTGAAAAGCATGCTGACAGTTACATCATGTGCGGATATTGCCGAACCGAGCGCGATGGCAAGAACGACGATGTTTGTGAAGTGCTTGATTCAATCCCAGCTACCGACGCTTTCCTGGCTGAAATGCGGTCCAGCGGTGTTGATGCTCTAGTTGAGCGTCGCTTAACAGCTGCTCGACTGGCGAAAGAAGCTGGTCATGAGATTACTGCTCGCGACCTTGAGGGGGAGGCGATTAGAGCGAGAGTATTCGCCATGGAGCTTCGCAAAGGAGTGCAGTCATGAAGCATGAATTCGAATTTGGTGATTATGCGCTGATTGAGCAAAAGCGCTTTGGCGTTCCAAACGAAATGTTTGTCTACAAAGTCGTTAGCCATATCAGCTCAAATACCTGGGTAGAAGTGCCTGTCACAGTTGGCAAGAAAGAGGAAATTCACTCCGAATCTGAGCCTGTTTGTCTCTGTATTTGCTGTGGTGTTGATGAAACAGAAGTCAGGCGCTATCGCGTTAAAGACATGCAGCATTATCCACGGGAGGCCGCCCAATGAGCAACATCGACAAACTCGCATTACGTGAAGCTGCGGAGAAGGCATTACCAGCAATGCAGAGATTACTGATGATGCCGAATGATGAGTTGTTTGATGAGGCGCTGCTAAACGTCGATGGTGATGTTGACGCGGCGAATGCATTCAACCTGCTCACCGGGCCGGAAACCGTGCTGGCGCTGCTGGATGAGCTGGAAGCCAAAGAAAAGCGTAATGCTGATCTGGAAGGTCTACTGGAGGCTGAGGTTCGGCTGTGGACACAACGTTACGACTGCGCAAATAGCCGCAGAGAAGTGGCAGAGAAGCGGATTGCTGAGCAAAAGGAGGTTATGCGCCAGGCAGCCAGTGATATCTCTTACGCAATCTTTAACCTGACGGGCTCTGACTTGAGCCGTTTGCAACCGGGCGTCGTTGAAACCACCGACCCGACTGATACAGCTTTAATTGCAGAGCGCAACTTACGCGCCGCCGCAGCCGGTAAAGGAGAGTGATATGCCCATAGCAGCCAACTACACCATGCATCTTTACTGCGACTGCAAGACCTGTACAGAAGAATCGTGGCACGGCCCAGAGTTTGGCGAGTACGTCGGTAACACGTGGTCAGAATGCGCGAAGGAGGCTCGTTCCCATGGATGGCGCATCAGCAAGGACCGAACCCGCGCTTTCGCACCGAGCCATAAGATTTCGAGGACTAACCCATGAGCACTATTACCAAAGAATGGCTATTGAAGACCATCGCGGAGCTTGAAGAAGAGCGCAATGCGACGCCCGGAGCAGTAAACGAAGATGCGGCCATGGCGCTGGCGGCGATGAGGCTGGCGCTGGCATCGCTCGAAGCGGAGAGCAAGCCTAGACAACCGGAGTTGAGTCACGTTATTTATCATTTCCGCGATTGGAATGAAGGTTTTCCGATTGAGCGGTTCAAAGCCGACTACGTCATTAGTTGGATGTTGGCAAATTATCCTCCAGCTCAGCCAGCGCCGTTATCTGTGCCTGAATGGACAAACGAGCAGTGCATGGAGTTCCTGTCTATCGCTTTCCGGCATGCAGAAATTAACGGCGACCTTGAGCTGGACGATATCCGCCTGGGTGTGAAGATGGTCAATGGTAGCCGCGCCGCCATGCTTCAGGGAGGTAAATCATGATTAATCGCACCAAGCTTCAACACATCCTCGAATACGCCAAGCAGCAAAGACACATCGGGCTGCATTGCAAGGTTCCGCCAGAAGACATGGTTGAAATCGTGGAGGCGGCCATGCTTCAGGGTGCCGAACCTGTAACGACGGATTACAAGTTGCCAGCAGAGGCAGTATACGGATATTTCGCATTCAATGACCATCATGGGGAAGAGTTCTTCAAGAAGCGCGAAGACGCGATCGCATTTTGCAAAGAAGCGATTGAAGAATATCGCCAGGAGAATGCTGAGGAAGGTTGCGACCCTGATGAAGTGCGCCGCACATGCTGGGGTATCATCATGCAGGAAGGGACGGATTTCGAAGTCGATAATGAAGGGCATATCGATTACGCGCTTACGCCTGAACTGGCTGGCAACTCTCCGGTGATTCCGGATGGTTGGGTTTTGGTGCCGATTGAGCCGACTTATCAGATGTGCGAGGCGATGGGTTTGCAATGGGAGAGCCCGCGATTTCCGGATCGCTATAAGGCGATGCTCGCCGCCGTTAAAAAATAGTCGTAATTTCTGCTAAAGTTTGGGCAATATAACCAGCACAGTAATTAGGGAGTCATTTATGCACGAACTATTTGTGCTGGTTTTGAGTACCTGTGCCAGCCTCAGCAATATGTCAGGTTGTTCTTTGGAAGTGGTGAACTTGAACACTGAAAAAGAACCGGTGAATGTCTTTTACAGCAGGAAAGACTGCGAAGAAAGCATGAAGGGAATCATGCTAAATCATGCCCTATACCATGAAATATCAGGAAGAGAGCCATTTATGGCTAAATGCGAACAAATATTTATCTCACAAAGTTTAATGAAATAGTAGGTCGAATTAGACGCATGACAAAATTTTAAAGGAGATTAAATGGAAGATTACTTGGTTTTTGGTTTGGGTCATGAAGGGGATATCAAGCACGATGAAGCGGGTCTTGATAAAATAAGCGTGGTAACAAAAGCTGTAATGCGTTCTACCAATTCCAATGAACCAGTGGTCTACCCAATGACTCAGTTCAAAGAATTTAATGTTGTCAGACAGCAAGCGTATGATGGTGAATTCTACAACATAGCATTTGATGTTTTACCATCTCGCGATCGTGTCGATGCTGCAATTCGCAAATATCACCCAAAGAAATCATCCACGGTTTAGTAACCTTTGATTTTCTGGAATCAAGCAGCCATAATCATGTCATCGGAGCCTGAACAACTCCGGTGACTTCTGCGCATTTAAGGGGACTTAAATGCGACCACAATCTGAACTCCTCACCTTGTCACAGATGCAGAAATGCACCTGCGATTTTCTGCATTCTGCGGTTTCCGTTAAGGAGGCCGTATGAACCTGCCAGCAGACGGCATCAAACTCCATCGAGGAAACTTCGCGGCCATAGGCCAGCAGATTCAGCCATTGCTGGATGCCGGGCAATGTTTCCGCCTTCAGGTTAAGCCATGGCGAGAGAAGCGCAGCCTGTCGCAGAACGCCCTCAGCCACATGTGGTACACGGAAATCAGCGAATACCTCATCGCCCGCGGCAAGACCTTCGCTACGCCTGAGTGGGTCAAAGAAGCGATGAAGCACACCTATCTCGGCTACGAAAGCAAGGACCGGGTAGACGTCGTGTCCGGCGAGGTCACCACGGTCCAATCCCTCCGCCATACGTCAGAACTGGAAACTGGAGAGATGTACATCTTCCTGTGCAAAGTAGAAGCCTGGGCGATGAATATCGGCTGCCACCTGACCATTCCGCAGAGCTGTGAGTACCAGCAGCTGCGCGATAAGCAGGAGGCCTGATGTCTACTCCACTTTCCCGCGTCATCACAAACGAAATCTTCCGCGTTCCGGCGCGCCGCCAGCGCAAGCCAGCGATTAAGCCGTCCGACATCCCGACCTTGAAAGGCTACACCGCCCGCCTGGTGGATCAGAAATGGCTGCGTCTCGCGGCACGGAGGAATCATGCGTAAACCATCACGCCGTAAGTGCAAAGTATGCGGAGAATACTTCGTGCCGAAATTCCATGACATCCGGATCCGCTGGTGCTGCCCGGAACACGGCGCAATCCTCGCAATGGAAGAACGCGAGAAGGAGAAGGTGAAAGCCGCGGCTAAGCGCATCAAGGAGCGCAAAGAGAAAGAGCGCGCGGAACGCCGGGATCTGAAAGCGAGAAAGGTGGCGCTAAAAACGAAACCGCAGTGGAGATCGGAAGCGCAGGCGGCATTCAACCGGTACGTCCGTCTGAGGGATGCCGGTAAGCCGTGCATCAGCTGCGGCAGGCTGCCAGAGCAGAAGTTTGGCGGAACCATGGACTGCGGACACTATCGCACCCGTGGCGCTGCCGCGCATCTGGCTTTCAACCTTCACAATACCGCTGCCCAGTGTGTCTATTGCAACCGGGATCGGGACGGCGCGCAAAAGGCTTTCGAGCAGGGTCTTATTGAGCGCATCGGTGCCGAAAAAGTTGAGGCGATAAACAACGATAACTCTGTCCGCCGGTTCGACATCCAATACCTGCAACGCATCAAATCTATTTTCACACGCAAAGCCCGCGCGCTGGAAAAACGCCGGGCCCGACGACAGGAGGCCGCATGAACCACGCCGATTTCCTGAGGTACCAGGTAGAAAGCGTTAAGCGCGCTAGCATGCCGCCAGTAGCAAAGCACAGCCAGACCAAAACCAACCAGCCACATAAGGAAGCCGCATAATGAAACTGGAATTAACCAACGACCAGCATCAATGGGTAGACCAGTGGCTCCAGTTGTGGGGCGCATGGTGCCAGACCGGCAAGATTGATAAAGCGATGATCAACATGATTGCCAGATTCATGGCTACCGTCGAGCCCCAGCAAGCATCACGGCCGGTATGTAGTGATGATGACGGGATGCTCATTGATGCTGTCATTCGCCACTACCTGAAGAATGTGGATGAAAATGCCTGGCGGGTTATCTTCGCCTACTACGTCTGCAACTCCAGCGAGATCCGAATTGCATCATGGCAGCATGCAGTAAGTAAGCCTCGCCTTATGAAGACGCGTGGCGGAAATCAGTACAAACACCCAAGCATCTCGACAATCCGTAGATAGCCATGACCAAAGACGATATCTTTAACACCATTCTCGGCAAAGAGGGTGGTTATGTTGATCACCCGAACGATAAGGGCGGCCCAACGAACTGGGGGATTACCCAGGCAACCGCCCGAGCGCATGGTTATACCGGTAATATGCGAAATCTTACGCGTGAGCAGGCTCTGGCGATCCTTGAGTCTGATTACTGGTATGGCCCGCGCTTTGATCAGGTCGCAGAAGTATCCCCTTCCATTGCCGCCGAACTTTGCGATACCGGTGTGAACATGGGGCCATCAGTGCCGGTTAAATGGTTCCAGCGCTGGCTGAGCGTGTTCAACACTCAAGGCATACTCTATCCAGACCTGATTGCAGATGGGGTTATTGGCCCCCGAACTATCAGCGCATTGAAAAGCTATCTTGCTCGACGTGGAGATGAGGGAGAAATCGTATTGCTTCGCGCACTGAACTGTAGCCAAGGTCAGCGTTATCTTGAGCTGGCAGAACAGCGGCCGGCTAACGAGTCATTCGTTTATGGCTGGATGCGCGAGCGGGTGAGCCTATGACGACACTCAAATCTGTACTGGCGGCAATCGGAGTTGCGATCCTGATGGTGCTTGGTGCGTATGGTGTGGGCCGTTTTCGCGGGCGTGAACAGGCTGAAGAAAAAGCAGACCGACAGCGCACAGAAGAAAAGGCCTCGGCCATTGAGTCAGCAGCCGAACGCCGGGTAGAAGCAACGAAAGAGGCCAGCAATGTACAGCAGAATGTTAACCGCATGCCTGATGACGATGTTGATCGCGAGCTGCGTGACACGTGGAAGCGTCCCGGTGGTGGTTGATACAGCCTGTGACTGGGTAAAGCCAATCTACCTTACTGATCACGACATTGATGTTCTTGACCGCCAGACGAAGCGCGACATCCTGGCGCATAACAAAGCGTGGCAGGGGCGAACTGCCAGAAAACAAAAGAATCGGGGGCGAAGTGATGAAAACCAACCAGTGCAGTGAAGGTTTCGACAACCCATCCAGGTTCCGCGAGGAGTGGGATAAGCAGACCCAGGGGAAATAGAGCCTCATCCATGAGGTTCTGACACAGTCTCTCCTCTGGACTTTAACCGTAGCAAATTCTCACAGCCTCGCATCCGCGGGGCTTTTTGTAGTAACCAGAAGACGAAGAAGGAAGTAACCATGTTCACAGTGAAAACCATCATCAACGGTGTAACCCATATCTGCGAGCTGCCGACATTCACGGTAGCGCGACCAGACTCCGAAAGATTTGAAGATATTCTTAAATTGATTGATTACCACTCAAGCCCTGACTTTGCTATTTGGCTACCTGATGTTTATGCAGATGCAGAGTGCAAAAATGCATTGCAGGAAGAGGAGCTAATCGTCAGTGAGCGAGAGGGAGTACTAGATTACCAGGCTATTGCTGTTCTTATCGAAGACTTTGAGAGTCCTGAGCATGCAAAGCGGGAAGCATTTGATGGCATCCGCTACCAGTTCATCTATCCGGGCGACCAGGTTTACGTGATGAACTCTCACGGGTCGACCATCGAAACAGTGAAGTAGCCATTACAGAAGCTCCTTACGAGGGGCTTCGATAATGACAACCACAAGGAATCGACATGGCGACCAAAAAGAAAACGGGCCGCCCTTCTGACTATTTACCAGAGGTGGCAGCTGACATATGTTCACTGCTTGCCGATGGGGAAAGCCTGCGCAAGGTTTGTGAGCGCGCTGGAATGCCTAACAAGGCGACGGTGTTCCGCTGGTTGGCACAACATGCAGAGTTTCGCGACCAATACGCGAAAGCCACTGAGACACGCGCTGATGCTATTTTCGAAGATATGTTCGATATCGCTGACGGCGTAAATGAAGAGGCTGCCGCAGTAGCTAAAGCACGTCTTCGCATCGACACGCGAAAATGGGCCCTGGCCCGCATGAACCCGAAAAAGTACGGCGACAAAGTCAGCCAGGAAATCGACCACAAATCTTCAGACGGAACTATGACTCCGAAGCCGACTGTCATTCAGTTGCTCCCCGTTGAGCCGAAATCATGAGTGAAGCCGTTCAACTGCCGATCCCCGCCAAGCTTGCGCCGCTGTTCACTGCGGTGAATAAGCGTTATCGATGCTCGCACGGTGGGCGTGGTAGTGCCAAGACGCGCACTTTTGCGCTGATGACAGCCGTAAAGGCGTATCAGTCGATGATGAACGGAGAAAGCGGAGTGGTGCTCTGCGCGCGTGAATTCATGAACTCTCTGGAAGAGTCGAGCATGCAGGAGGTGAAACAGGCGATACTGTCTGTTCCATGGCTGGCTTCCAACTTTGACATCGGCGAAAAGTACATCCGCACCATCGACAAGAGCGTTAACTACGTGTTCTGCGGTCTGCGGCATAACCTCGACAGCATCAAGTCGAAAGCGCGCATTCTGCTGTGCTGGGTCGACGAGGCTGAATCAGTCAGCGAAATAGCCTGGCAGAAGCTGAGCCCAACAGTTCGTGAAGAAGGCTCAGAGATTTGGGTGACGTGGAACCCGGAGCGTGACGGTAGCGCCACTGATAAGAGGTTCCGCAAAGAAGCCGGCGACGACTGCATTACCGTTGAGATGAACTACACGGATAACCCGTGGTTCCCTGACGTGCTGGAAGGTGAGCGGCAGAACGATCAGCGCCGCCTCGACCCGGCAACATACGCGTGGGTTTGGGAAGGTGCTTACCTCGAAAACTCCGATAAGCAGGTGCTGGCCGGGAAATACCGGATTGCCGAGTTCTCGGACCAGTTATGGAAAGAGGCCGATCGCCTGTTCTTCGGTGCTGACTTCGGGTTCGCCAAAGACCCTAACACGCTGGTACGTTCGTTCATCTTGCACAACCGGCTGTACATCGAGTACGAGGCATACGGGCAGCAGACAGAGCTCGACCACATGCCAGAGCTGTACGACACAATTCCCGGATCACGTGACTGGCCGATCAAGGCCGACTCCGCTCGACCCGAGACGATTAGCTATCTCAAGCGGCAGGGCTTCAACATCTCGGCTGCCGAAAAATGGCAGGGAAGTGTTGAAGACGGGATCGCCCATCTTCGCGGCTTCGACGAAATAATTATCCATCCACGCTGCAAGAACGTAGCACGCGAGGCCCGCATGTGGTCGTACAAAACGGACCGAATCACTGGTGAGGTGTTGCCGAAGCTCGCCGATGGCTACGAGCACTGCTGGGACGGCATCCGCTACAGCCTTGACGGACACATTAAGCGCAAGGGCCAAATGGCCGGGATGATGATTCCTAAGCGTCTACAAAGGAGATAGCTATGGCAGATAAATGCAAATGCCCGGGCTGCGAGAGAAAGCGCAATGAATGGACTGGTTATCAGCGATGCGCGTCGAAATCTTCCGGCAAGGTATTACCACCGCCAAAACAACGATAAGGGGGTGCGTACATGACCGAATATTGGTGCTGCGCCTGTGGGAAAATCATCAGATTCGAAAGAGTCATGCCTCTAAATTACATCCCAAGGCACTGTCGCACTCTGATGCTCAGAAAGATTGAATCATTCACTCCGGCAAAAGGACCAAAAATCCCGCCGCTGAAACGCTGACGGACAAACCATGACTGACAAATTAACTCTCGCCGTCAACCATGCGTTGAACGATGCGCGGATGGCGCGCGCCCGTATGGGGCTGATGGCGCCAACGATGGGGCTGGACAATAAGCGCCATTCCGCATGGTGTGAGTATGGCTTCCCTGAGCAGGTAACCTACGAAAACCTTTACGCCCTGTACCGTCGTGGTGGAATAGCACACGGCGCAGTAGAGAAGCTGGTGGGTAAGTGCTGGCAGACGAACCCGGAAATCATCGAGGGTGATGATGCCGACGAGAGTAAGGATGAAACAGCCTGGGAGAAGAACACCAAAAAGGTTTTCACTAAGCGCCTCTGGCGAGCTTTTGCTGAAGCTGACCGCCGCCGCCTGGTCGGGCGCTATGCTGGCATCCTGCTGCATATCAACGATTCAAGAGCATGGGATCAGCCGGTTGTTCGCGGTAAGTCACTTAAAAAGGTAACGATCGCATGGGCCGGTTCTTTAACTGTCAGCGAGTGGGTAACTGACCAGAAATCGGCAGGCTACGGGCAACCAAAGCAGTGGAAATACGTTGAGAGCTTGCCAAACGGCGGAACTAATCAGCGCTTTGTGCATCCTGATCGCGTCTTCATCTTGGGAGACTACTCGAATGATGCCATTGGCTTCCTTGAACCACCTTATAACGCCTTTGTCAGTCTCGAAAAGGTAGAGGGCGGGTCTGGTGAATCGTTCCTGAAAAATGCCTCAAACAAGCAGGCAATAAACTTTGAAAAGGACATCGACTTTGCGAATTTGGCTTCTCTGTATGGCGTCTCGGTAGATGAACTTCAGGAGCGCTATAACGAAGCTGCCAGAGAGCTGAATGTTGGTAACGATGTACTCCTGATCACCCAGGGTGCGCAGGTTACGTCGATGGTCTCTGCTGTTTCTGACCCTTCGCCTACTTACAATGTCAACCTTCAGACAGCCTCGGCTGGGGTGGATATTCCGGCGCGTATTCTTGTCGGCAATCAGCAAGCTGAGCGTTCAAGCACTGAAGATCAGAAGTATTTCAACGGTCGCTGCCAGTCACGGAGAGGTGACCTGTCATTCGAAATTGAAGACTTCAGTGACAAGCTCATTGACCTGAAAATCATTGATGCTGTCAGCGAGAAGACGGTTATCTGGGATGACCTCAACGAGCAGACAGGAACTGAGAAACTCGCCAATGCCAAAACCATGGCAGAGATTAACCAGACGTTCCAGGGCAGCGGAGAGAATCCGGCATTCAGCCGCGAAGAAATTCGCACAGCTGCCGGTTATGAAAACGTCGATGAATTCCCGTTAGGAGAAGAGGATGGCGACTAAGAAGACGAAGCCACCGATTCTGCCGCGTAACTATCAGGATCCGACCGGGGCCGATGCGCTGGAACGCTGGGCAATGAAAGACTTCGCCAGGCGAATGAATAAGATTGGCAAAGCGTACAAATCAGCACTCGACAAAATACCTTCCTCCCTTGCAGTAAACGCCAGATACGAATACCAGCTAAACCCAACGCTACTCTCCATCATCCTGAACGATGCCAGTTACCTGGTGGATCAGGTGCTGCTTGAAGGTAGCGATTACGACCTGTGGCTTTACGAGTACATCGATCTGGCATCGGAGAAAGGGACCGGGCAGTCGTACTACAACCTCAGCCAGCAGTCACCGGTGTATGCCGCCGGGCGCGAATCACTGGCGTCCATCCTCGCAAGCGACCCGTACCAGCAACGCATGGCGCTGGTGCATGCCCGTGTGTTTGAGGAAATGAAGGGGCTGACAGCTGACGTTAAGCGCGACATGGCGCGCGTGCTGACTGATGGAGTGGGGCGCGGGCTCAATCCGCTGGATATTGCCCGCAACCTGACAGACCAGACCGGCATCGAGAAACGCCGGGCGAACAGAATCGCGCGTACAGAAGTGACCACCGCGCTGCGCCGGGCTAAGTGGGATGAAGACCAGGAGGCGAATGACCTTTACGGCCTTAAAACGCTTCTGGTTCACATCTCGGCGCTTTCACCGACAACGCGGCATACCCACGCAGTGCGCCATGCCCACCTCTACACCAATGAAGAGGTCCGTGACTGGTACAGCAAGGATGGCAACTCCATCAACTGCAAATGCAGCCAGCAGTCGGTGCTGGTGGATGCGGACGGTAATCCGGAATACCCGGACACCATCACGAAACTCAAACAGGAATATAAATCGATGCAGGCGCGCGGTTACGCCTGGGCGGGGAAATAACTATGCCTATGCAGGTCAACATCACCACGAAGGTGAACAGTCAGTCTATCCGGCGCGAAACACATAACGGTCGGGAGCATCTGGTGCTGCCGAGCTATACGCTGCCGGCCAACGTAGTCATGAACGGCGGTCTGTACACTGCGGAGGAAATCGACGCCCACTATCAGGGTCTGGAAGGTACCCTGGCGCCACTGGGTCACCCGCAGGTAAACGGTGAATTCGTATCTGCTTTCTCACCGGAGGGGCTTGTTGTTGGATTTGTGGGTGCCTGGAATCGCAACGTCAAGAAGTCCGGCAATCGAATCTACCTCGAGAAATGGGTTGATGTATCTAAAGCTGAGGAGTCACCAGGTGGTCGCGAGCTACTTGAGCGTGTTGCAGCTATCGAGCGTGGCGATGACGTACCGCCCATTCATACCAGTGTCGCCGCTTTCCTCGACCAGCTTGAGCCTAACGAACAACAGAGTGCTACGGGCGCCGAGTGGGTGGCGAAGATTCACAGCATGGACCATGACGCGATCCTGTTGCACGAAGTTGGGGCGGCAACCCCTGAGCAGGGAGTTGGCCTGATGGTCAATGCCGATCTGGCTCAACCGCTCAAGGCTAACTCGGGCGCGCTGGTGGGTGAATCCTACCGGGAGCGCGAGCAGCGTCTCGATCGCGCAGCCAAAGCGAAGTTTGCGGCGGGCGCGGATGAATACGCATGGGTTGCTGATTTCACTGACTCGCAAGCTGTAATCATCCGCAACGGCGGCAGCGCTGAGGTGTTTGGCTACAAGTCTGAGGGCGGCGTTATCACCTTCGACGATACCGGCACCGCAGTAGCGCGCCAGGAGTCATGGGTGGCAGTCGTCGCTAACAAATTCAAAGCTCTATTCACACCGCAGGAACAGCCTGCACCAAACCACAAAACGGAGGGCGACATGCCTTTAACCAAAGAAGAACTGGAACAAATCGGCAGCATGATCGGCCAGGCTGTTGCGACCAATACTGAAGCGGCTATTAAGCCTCTCGCGGAAAAGGTTGATGCGCTACAGGCCAACCAGAAGCAACTTGCTGACACCCTGACCGCCAACTCACGCGCTGAAGAGAAAGCCAAGCGCGATGCGGTTGCTAAGGTCCATGGTGACATCGTGGCCAACGCGCTTTCTGGCGATGCCCTGGACGCAATGTTCAAGTCGCTGGGCGAAGCTGCTCCGCTGGGCACCAACAATGCTCAGCAGCACAAAGAAACCGGCGCACCTGCCGCAGACGAACACTTCAAGTAAGGAGCCGGAATAATGCCACGTTATCGTCGCGTTAATATCGACGGTCAGTCTCTGTACAAGACCGAAACCCGCACTACGGCCGCTGCGCTGCTACCGGGCACCGCCGCAACCATCAACTCATCCGATGAATTCGCTCAGGCTACTGCGCTAACCGGCCGCCTGTACATCATCGATGTTGGTTACCACCAGGGCCTGACAATCACCGAAGAAATCCCTGCCGGGGATTCGGCAGTAGGTAACTACGTCGAAGAAGGTCGTGAGCTGGCGCTGCGTTGCCTGCCTGGTGCGTATAAAAAAGACAGTCCGATCAAGCTGGGCACTGCTGGTCAGTTTACCCTGGCAACCGATGACACTGATTCAGTGATCGGATACAGCCAGGATGAATACACCATCGCGGCCAGCACCACCGACTTCATCCGCGTGCGCATGCGCGTTGGCACTGCCGCCGCTGCTGGCGCGTAACAAAAGGACAAAAACATATGTACTTCTCAAAAGAGACGCTGGCGACTAACTCCCGCCTTGGCGGGCACTGGAATGAGCTGTGGGCAAACCGCAACATGTGGAACCTACAGAACGATTCCATCATTGCAGCTAACCGCGCGATGATGACTGCTGACATGCTGGCCTGTAACGCAGTTGGCGGTTTCTCCCGTGACTTCTGGGCTGAGATTGACCGTCAGGTGCTCCAACTGCGCGATCAAGAAATCGGCATGGAAATCGTGAACGACCTGATCGGCGTTCAGACGGTGTTGCCGGTCGGTAAAACCGCCAAGCTGTATAACGTGGTTGGCGATATCGCTGATGACGTGTCAGTAAGCATCGATGGCCAGGCGCCGTTCTCCTTCGATCACACTGACTACGCGAGCGACGGTGATCCGATTCCGGTATTCACTGCTGGTTACGGTGTTAACTGGCGTCATGCTGCTGGCCTTAACTCTGTAGGCATTGATCTGGTGCTGGACTCGCAGATGGCTAAGATGCGTAAGTTCAACCAGAAGCGCGTCAACTACTACCTGAATGGCGATTCAAAAATTCAGGTTCAGTCCTACCCGGCGCAGGGCATTAAGAACCACCGAAACACCAAGAAGATTAACCTCGGTTCCGGTGCTGGTGGCGCGAATATCGACCTTACTACTGCCGACATGACTGCGCTCTTTGCGTTCTTCGGTAAAGGCGCATTCGGTACTACCGCCCGCACGAACAAAGTCGCCGCATACGATGTAATGTGGGTTTCCCCGGAAATCTGGGCAAACCTGGCGCAGCCGTACGTGGTGAATGGCGTTGTAAGCGGCACTGTATTGCAGGCGGTTCTGCCGTTCGCGCCGGTGAAGGAAATCCGCATGAGCTTCGCGCTGACCGGTAACGAGTTTATCGCGTACGTTCGTCGCCGTGACGTGATCTCTCCACTGGTGGGCATGGCCGTAGGTGTTGTTCCGCTGCCGCGCCCACTGCCTAACGTTAACTACAACTTCCAGATCATGTCTGCTGAAGGTCTGCAAATTACCGCAGACGATCAGGGTCTGTCCGGCGTTGTCTACGGCGCCGACCTGGCGTAAGGAAACAGCATGGCTAAATACGAAGTTGTGCGCCCATGGTTCGGCGTGAAGGTTGGCGACGTGGTGGATTTGAAAGAGCTTCACCCGGCGCTGAAGTCTAACGTCCGGCTGATGAAAGGCGAGGCTGGTGGTGAGCTGAATCCAGCGACACCTGATGCCGGTACCAGTGAAAAATCTCGCAAAGAGATCATTCAGGAGCGCCTGACCCAGCTGGGCGTTGAGTTCAGGGGCACCCTGGGCGCTGAAAAGCTCAGTGAGCTGTTGCCAGATGGCGAACTCGAAAAGCTTTTCCCTGCTGAATAACAGCCGCCGCTAAGGCGGTTTTTTTATGCCCCGCTCCGGCGGGGTATTTCACGGAGTCGATAATGGTAACTCTCGAACAGGCGAAGGAGTATCTGGAGAGCCAGGGAATTACCATTCCCGATTTTGTTCTTCAGGCTCTCGTCGACCAGGCCAACAGCATACAGGAGTGTCTCGATGCACATTATCCTGCATCGACCTCGCTGTTGATTCAGCTCTATCTGCTGGCGCTTATGGGGCTCGGTCAGGGTGACAAGTACATCAGTTCTCAGACAGGGCCCAACGGCGCATCACGCTCATTTCGGTACCTGTCTTTTGCTGACCGATGGAAAGCCTCTCTGGGGCTTCTGAGGGGACTAGATAAGTATGGATGCGCTACAAGCCTGATCCCGCCTGATCCGACCAATACCGCTTTCGCTGGCATCTGGATTGCAAGGGGTGGCTGCATGTGCAACGGGAGTCGATGATGGGGTTGATATCGGTCAAGCAGAGGCTTCCTGAGCCCTTCGTAAAGGTCTGGGTTATCACTGACTGCGGGCGGCGGGTCACGGGTTACGTTAAAAGTAACGGTGAATGGTATTTGCTGTGCCGGAAGGTAGCCGCTGAGAATCCGGAGGTTATCCGGTGGGAGGATAATAGTGTCAGCCACGGCTAACTGGTCTTACACCAATGTCGCCACTGTCTACCCTCGCGTCTATGACGACTGGAACAACACCTGGACAAACGGCACCCCATACCTGATTGACTGCACCTGGACGGCGAACAATGAAGTTGCCGTTGATGGCAGTGGTAAAGAGTTCACCACGAACCTGATTTTCTTTACTGAGCTGAAGCGTAATGGCGTTACCGCAACCATGCCACAGCGAGACTGGTACATCGCCAGAGGTGACACTACGGCACTATCAGATCCGCTAAAAGCTGGCGCTAATGTCATCAAAGCTGTAACCGACTGGGATATGTCATTTTTCGGTGAAGAGCCCGACTACAAAATCCTGACGTGAGGTAATCATGCCCGTTAAAGGTATCAAGCGCGTCCAGATGAATACCAGCAGGGTGCTGAGTGACATAGCCGGAATACGCACGGAGAAGGTTCTGTATCAGGTCATGAATGCCGGTGCCAATCATGCTGCTCTAATCACTCCTGTTAAATCGTCAACCCTCATCAACAGCCAGTACAAGCGGCTCGAACCCATGCCCTCAGGAATGATAGGCAGAGTGGGTTACACGGCAAATTATGCAGCTGCTGTTAATGCTGCAAAGGGCAAGCTCAAGGGCAAGCCAAGGCCTGACGGTAGCGGTAATTACTGGGACCCTAACGGCGAGCCGGACTTTCTCCGCAAAGGCTTTGAGCGCGACGGCCTCAACGAGATTAAGGCCATCATCAGGCAAGGATACAAAGTATGACGCGTAGCGAGGTGTATGACGCTCTGAGAGCGTGGTTGCAGTCCCACGGTTTTGATGTCGGCTATCGCGTCCAGAAGCGCTCCTGGAACGAGCTGGAAGGAACGGAAAGGGAAAGATACCTTGTCATCCAGCAAAACGGCGGTGGCAAGCCTGAGGAAGCCATTACGCGCGACTTTTTCCGTATCCTTGTTTTGTCAGGACAGAACGACAGTGACATCAACGAAGTTGAAGACCGCGCTGATGCAATACGCCAGGCGATGATCGACGACTACAAGACTGAATGCATCATCTCGATGCAGCCAATCGGCGGTATCACCGCCATCCAGACCGAAGAAGGTCGTTACCTCTTCGATATTTCCTTTCAAACCATCATTTCCCGATAACACGGAGATAAAGACATGGCATGTGAAGCTGGTGCTTTCACAGGGCGTGATGTCGTCGTTTACTACGCGATTGGCTGCCCCGAATCACAACCCGCCAACGGTGACTATAAGCGCCTTGGCATGATGCGCGGGAAGACTGTTTCCGCCGAATGGGATACCGCAGACGCTACTGCTGATATGAGCGCGGCGTACACGCAGGAAAATCTCGTAACCTACAAAAACATCTCGTTCTCTGGAGATGGCGTAACCCGAAAAGAAGATGTCTATGCGCAGAACGCGCTGAAGCGTCACGTATACAACCCGCCAGCAGAAACCAGCAATCAGCCATATGTCTGGCTGAAAATCATCTCTCCAAACGACATTACCGAAGGTCCGTTTATGGTGACTTCGTGGGAAGATGAAGCCCCTCATGATGACGTGGCCACATGGTCTATTGAGGCGTCAAGCGCGGGCCAGGTGGATGTACGTGATGTCGGCGCCGTAATCACCATTACTACCCAGCCGCAGAATCGCACACTCACTGTGGGTGATGCGCTCAATCTTTCGGTGGCGGCAAATGTCTCTGACAGCTCCACTCTGACCTATCAGTGGAAGAAGGGCGGAACTGACATATCAGGTGCGACGAACGCTACTTACACGAAGGCCAGCGTCGTTACGGGTGATGCGGGTTCTTACTCCTGTCAGGTTACATCCTCAACCGCCGGCTCGGTAACCTCCAGCCCAGCTACTGTAACCGTGAACGCAGCCTAAATCCATGGGAGGCTTGGCCTCCCTCTTATTGAGAGTTTCCATGAAAGCAATCACCGATATCGGCCAGGCTGTCATTCGCGCCAGCGGCAAAGAGATATTCCTCAACCCTTCATTCCTGGCTATGTCCCGAATCGGCACGCCTGAGCAAATCGTTGATGCTTTCGTGAAAGTTCATGCAGGCCATTACCCAAAGCACAGAATTGCAGACCCCCAGATTCTGAAAGCGGCTAATGCACGCTGCTTTGCGGATATGGCAGCGGCCGCAGCTAGTGTAGTCAAACACTGCTCTGAAGGCGACATTACTGAAATCATCGGCTCTTACTCAGTGACTACGGCGGGACGCCTCCTGTTTAAGCCTGGCTCGTTGCCAGTTGAAGACGTCATCCAGCTGGCGCGTCACCTGATTTTGCATGGCGTAATGGGTGATCAGCCGCCCGAAGAGTTCGAGAGCAAGAAAGGCGAGTACAGCGATAAATTCGATGCCCGTACATTCGTTTATACCGCAGTTGCCCACCTCGGGATGAGTGAGGCAGACGCCTGGAACATGACGATGACCAGCTTCCGGGCTGCCATGAATGCCAAGTTCCCGCAAAAGGATAAAGGCAAGGTGCCAACCCAGGAGAAATACGACGAGGTTATGGACTGGGCGGAGCAGATGCTGGCAATGGATGCACAGAGGCATGGGCCTCATTAATCTCAAACCCGCTTAACTGCGGGTTTTGTAGTCTACATGGATAGATGATCAGTTTATGAAGTCGTGCCTCGCGTGATAAATTTACGGAAATACATTTCGTGGTGAATCAGCGTGGAAGATGAAAAACAGCGCCAAATGCAACTTCAACTGACTCTTCAGCGGCGGCTGGAGAAAGTCACTCCCGAGCTATTCTCTGAATACCTTTTCGAACGCGGCGTCAAAGCAGTCACATGTCCAATTTGTGGTAGTGATGATATTTCTATACCTAACGCCAGTTCAATAACTGTAGGGCCTGATGGGTGCGAAAGCAGCACTTATGCCATCCCAGTCAAACTTGACACAGATGGGCCAGCGTACTCTTTAGTGAAATATGAATATCGTTTGATTTGCAAGAACTGTGCTTACTCTATGCATTTTGCAACATGGCCAATACTGAAGTGGGTTGAACAGAAGTTATCAGAGTCAGGGGAAGACCAATGAACCCTAGAATGGACGATAATATTCATGTTGTCGATTTCCCGAAACACGGTGGCGGAGGTAGTGGCGGTGACGGAGGCGATATGTACACACGTGAGAGACTTGCAAGACTTGAAGCCACAGACGAACTGCGAGAGCGAAACATCCGAGGCATCGAATCTGAGCTGAAAAGCATCAACCAAAACCTTTCATCAATGGAAAAGCGGTTCATTGATAAGATCGACGACAACCAAAAATGGCTGGTTGGCCTTTTGGTATCGGCAATACTTGTTCCATTATTCATTGCTTTAGTCACCAAGTGATTTGTAACTGTTCTGTCGTAGCCCGATCCCTGCTACTCTTTTGGCACTTTTACCAAAGGGGATAGGGATATGAAGAAGTATTTATTCATCGTTGCACTTTTAGCTTCACCTGCTGTTCTCGCAGCAACTGATGCGGATATTGTTAATGCAGTACAAAAAAAAGTACAGAACGGGTTCTTCCCAAAAGATGTCAAAGTAGAGTCAGTGACAGAGGTTAGATTTTTCCCTGATGACAGGGATACAGCGTATGCCCGGTTTGGTAACGTCTGTGGCAAAGCTGTTGTAAGCAAGTCTAACCAAAAAGCCTCTCTGGTATTCATTGCACCCGTGGTAGAAAAATCCAGTCAGATCTCCATAGATGGCCCAACGATTTACGACCTCTCTAAGCAAGGCGCCATCGCTGAAGAAGATCTTCAAACCAAATGTAAATAGTACAAACAATATAAATAAAAACCCGCTTTGGCGGGTTTTTTTATGCCTGGAGAACGATGATGGCGCAGAACGTCGGTGATATTGAGTACACAATTAAAGCTGATACGGCAGAGTTGTTGACGGCTGGAAAGGATGTAAATCGCATAACATCCAAAATGGAAGGGGATTTATCTCGCGCTGACAGGGCGACAGACAGACTTAGTACAGGGCTTAATAAAGTTGGAGTTGCGATTGCTGCAGCTTTCACAATAGACATGGCTAAAAGGCTAATATCTATTGGTGATGTGAATCGCCACGGATAA